AAACCATTCCAAGATCATATTGTTAAAATGCTTAGAAAAATATTCCAAGTTAATAATATGGATATGCCTGTTAATTTTGTACAACTTAAACCAATTACATTAGAATTTACTTCTGAGGACTTAAAAGCAGTAATGACAGAAAGTGAGATTAGAAATGAGCTTGGGCTTGAACCTTTAGATGTAGAAGTAAGAGAGGATTTTAGTAAAGTAGGTGTGATTGATGGTAAACCTGTTTTTAGCACAATAGAAGAAGCTGAAGCACACGCAAAGACTATTGGATGTGAAGGGTATCACGAACACGAATATGAGGGCAGAACTGTTTATATGGCTTGTAAAGACCATTCAGAAGCTACTGAATTAAATAATTGTGATTGTAAAAAAACAAATCTGAAAGTTGAAAAAACAGAACTAGAAAAATTTATAGATGAATATGGTGAGGATATGCCTGATGACTGGGAATTAATAGATGAAGAAGTAGTAGATGGTGAACATCAAGATTTTAATTTTGAACAAATTTTAAATGAAGCAGCTAATGAAAAGTTAGAACTAGCATCAACAGGAACCGCAAGGCCTAATGCTAGAAGTAGTCAAGATGGAACAAACAAGTCTGATAATGATTTTTATAAAGTTAGGTATATTTACACTAAAGATAATTTTTTAAAACAAGAGGGAGAAACTAGAGATTTTTGCAGATTAATGATGGCAGCTAAAAAGATTTATAGAAAGGAGGATATTATACAAATGACTGATAGAGCAGTTAATCCTGGATGGGGACCTCGTGGTGCAGCTACATATTCTATATGGCTATACAAGGGGGGAGGTAACTGTCATCATTATTGGTTGCGTAGAATTTACAAAACATCATTAAGAGGAGCAAAAAGTAAGATTAATTCTAGTCAATTAATATCATATACAAAAGCAAGAAGTGAAGGGTTTACTGCTGAAAAGAATGACAATTTAGTAGCAAGACCACCAAAAAGAATGAAGAACCAAGGATTTTTAGAACCAAGATAACTATGGCATACGTATTATTTATATCAGAACAAAAACTTAAAGACTCAACAGCAATCAATTTAAATGTTTCAACCGATTTGCTCTTACCTTATGTAAGACAAGCGCAGAAACTTTATGTTGAACCTAAGCTAGGTACAGACTTATATGAAGCATTAAAAACTAAAATAACAGGCAGTTCATTAACAGGAGCATATAAGACTTTAGTAGATGATTATATTGGCGATATGCTACCTAATTGGGCGTTTTATCACGCAATCCCTTTCTTAAGATTTAAGATAGAAAATGGTAATATATATTCTAAAGTATCAGAAACAGGAACTGCTTTAAGTACAGAAGAAGCACAACACCTTAGAGAGGAAGTTAGAAATACAGCAGAATATTATACAGAAAGAATGATAGAATATTTAAGTAATAATACATCTAGCTTTCCTGAATATGGAACTGCAAGTGGCGCAGACATTCCTGCTGATAAAAACGCATACTACAATGGGATGAATCTTGAAAGACCAACACCACAAGGAACTAAATTAACTTTAAGGAATTTTTTAACTCCTGATTTAACATAATGAAGAAACATTATAAACCTAAATTAATTAACATAACGAAGCTAAAATCCTACTTGGATAAGCAGACAAAGAGCAAAGCAAATGACAGACCTAAAAGACACAATACAAGTAGGAATAGCTAACGGATCAGCTATTGGAGTATCATTAGTAGAAGCAAATGAAATACTAACTTTTGTTTCACTATTACTAGCAATAGCATTTACAATTTACAAATTTTTTATATATGAAAAAAAGAAAATTAAATAGCAAAAATCCTAAATATTTAAAAAATAATGAAAAACCTCGTGAATTTCGTAAAGAATTGGTTCAAGAAGTTAAGGGGTGTAAAATCTACAAGGTCTACTATCTCTAACTCTAACAACATAAACTTATTGCTTCTTAGAGATACATTTACAGATGAATCTACAATAGGAGAATTGTTTGTTAATGGTGAAAGGTTTTGTGATACTTTAGAACTACCATATAGAGATAACCAAAGAAGTATATCCTGTATTCCAACAGGAGAATATAAGGTAAGGTTAAGATTACCAAGAGAAAGTGCTACAAGAGATTATTTGCACTTATTAGTAAAAGATGTAAAAGACAGATCACATATATTATTTCATAGAGGTAATACAGCTAAAGACTCAAGGGGGTGTATTCTAGTAGGTCAAGGAACTCAACAAGACATTGTTTATAATTCAACTTTAGCTATGGATTTACTAATCAAAGAAATAATTAATTTAGGTGGCGAGAATATAAATTTAATAATCAAAAATAAATAAATAATTATGAAATTCTTAGAAAACTTTTTAATTGGACAAATGATTAAGTCTAAAAAATTTTGGTATGCAATTAGTTCAGTAGTTGTTCCTGCAATAGTAACTTATTTGGGAGTTGATGAAGCAACTGCAAGCAATTTATACTATGCGTTATTAGCTTTAGTGTTAGGGCAAGGAATAGCTGACATTGCAAAGAAATAATAGATATAGATTAAAACCACACGAGATTGAAGTGATTAAAAATCTTCGTAGTAAAAAGGTAAATCGGTTGGTGGTGGGAGATATTCATCTTCCATACACTCACCGAAATTATCTAAAGCATTGTATTGATATTTATCACAAATACAATTGTAATGCTGTCAGTATGACTGGAGATATAATTGACTCACATTTTGCTAGTTTTCATCATACCAGTACAGAAACAGATGGAAAATATGAATTGACTATGGCGATAGAACAAGTAAAAGATTGGTATGAAGCATTTAATAATGATACTGTACCTAACGGAATTTCAATAACTCTTGGTAATCACGATTTAATTGTAGCACGTAAGAGTGAAGAAGCAGGAATAGATAAGCGTTGGGTAAGAAATCTTAACGAAGTTCTTGGTTGTCCTGATTGGAAATTTGAAGAACAATTTGTTTACGATAATGTGTTATATACTCACGGAACAGGTTGTAGTGGTAAAGGTATAATGAAAAGAGTTCAGAATTGGGGAACTTCAATGGTTCAAGGTCATATACATACCCAAAGTTTTATAGATTTTACAGCATCTCTTAATGATCTTAAATTTGGCATACAATGTCCAAATGGTATAGATTATAAGTCTTTTGCTTATGGTTATGCTAAATTTCATACTGCTAAACCTATACTTGGTTGTGCTGTTATATTAGATTCAGGAAAATTACCTATAATAGAAACAATGCCATTATAATGCCTAAAATACCTAAATATCCTGATCGGATGGAAACATATAGACTATTTGTATTGTATTTTATCATTATGTTATTTGTCTTTTTACTTTCTATTTAATTACCCCCCTTTAGTCGTTTTAGACACTTTCACAACTTTTTAATGGTAATATACTAGACATTACTTAAAGTCGCTTATATAGTTAAAACACTATTAACATTAATATTGTTAATAACTTTGTGTGAAAGATTGTGTATAACAATATTTTTTTATATCTTTGTGTCATTGTTTAACCAAACTTTATAAAATGAAATTAATTAACAAAAAGACAGGACATAGCTTTAAATTAAATCCAAAAGAAGCATCAAAATTTTTCTATGCTAAAAATGCTAAAGGAAAATACATCAACTTTAAAGATGATTATAGAATAGTAGAAGAAGATGTTATTAGTGATATGCAATTTTTTATATTAACCTTTGCTTTGATAGCATTATCAATAGCATCATTTTTACTATACATACAATGGAATTACTAATTTGCGAGGACTACTATTTTTATAATAACGGAATGTTATATAAAACAATAAAATCATTATCATTATCAGGAACTTTTACTGATTTAGTTAAAGTTGAACCAAAGATTAGAGTATTTGGTACAAGAGAACAAATAGATAAAGCTGTTGATGAATATTCAGAAATGACAGACCTAAATGTAGATGAGGTTTACGATTATGAAAATGAAGAAAAGCTAAAAGAATATAAAGAACGATATAATAAGATAAAAACTAATAAAGCATTAATAATAATATGAAACTAGAAGATTTAACTAAAGAACTACCATATAAATGGAGGGTACAATCAACAAAGTATGGTAAAACAACTTGTGTTGCTTATATAGATGCACGAGATTGTCAAGACTTACTAGATGAAGTAGTAGGTGCAGAAAATTGGCAAACAATATATTATCAAGAAAATGGGTTACTGTTTTGTAAAGTAGGAATATTTACAGGAAAAGATTGGGTATGGAAATCAGACACAGGATCAGAAAGTAATGTAGAAAAAGATAAAGGACACGTTTCTGATGCCTTTAAAAGAGCTTGTGTTTGTTGGGGTATTGGTAGGTTTTTATATAGGTTACCTATACAAACATTGCAAACTAAAAAGCACACAAATGGTAGGGATTATCCTTATGCACCTGAAAAAGATAAAATTATTTTTGATGGTGATACATTAACTAAGTATATAAATTGGAAAATAAAAAATAAATAGTATAGGTGGTGAAAGGGTTAGATAATTAATTAATAACTGAGCAGTTATACTTTGTGATTTTATCAATTCCTTTTCACTACCTTTTTTTAATAATTAAATAAATAAATAGATATGGAAATTTCAGGAACAATTAAAAAAATTTTACCACTACAAAGTGGAACAAGTAAAGCAGGAAACGAATGGAAAAAAAGAGATGTAATAATAACACAATTAGATGAATATGCTAAAGATGTTTGCATTACAGCTTTTGGTGATAAATCAGTACAAACAATTAGTAGATTTATTATAGGTGATACTGTTGATGTAAAAGTAAATGTAGAAAGCAGAGAATTTAATGGTAAATACTATACTAATCTTAATGGATATTGGTGGGCAAATAAAAATTCACATAATGAAAAATCAGATGAATTTGTTACTTCTGATGATAAAGATTTGCCGTTTTAATTATGACAGAAGAATTAAACTTTAAAGCAATTTGTGATTTAGCAATTAATGTTTGTAATGTTTCTAAAGACACATTATTTTCTAAAACCAGGAAAAGAAAAGTACAAGCAGTTAGAGCATCAGTAGCTTATATTGCAAGAACTGAAGAAGATATACATAGAAATATAATTGCTAAAGTTTTAGATAGAGACAGAACTGCAACTTATCACTATGAACGAAACCATAAAAACCTTTATAGTAGATGTATAATTTATAGAAATATATTTACTAAAATCTACAAAGCATATAAAGATATTGATGGCACAAAAGAAATATTTATTGATAAAGATTATATGAAGTCTTTTTTACTTAAAGGTGGTGTTACAGAAAAAATTGATCCTGATGTATTACTAGAAGTAAAAAGTGGTGAAGTTAAATGTATTATTAAGACTTCTTACTTTGATTTTTCTAATCAATTAAAAATAATTAATTTTGTCCTGAAGAATTATCATTTTAGTGTAAAGATTATATAATGGACAAACCAAACTATTATGCAGTTATTCCTGCACAGGTAAGATATAGTAAAAAGCTAACACCTAATGCTAAATTACTTTATGCAGAGATAACTGCTTTATGTAATATGAATGGTAAATGCACAGCATCAACTGAATACTTTTGTAAATTATATGAAGTTAGTAGAGTATCAATCCAAAAATGGCTAAAGATTTTAGAAGATAATAAGCATATTAAGCGTGTTAACATATATAAACAGGGTAGTAAAGAAATATTAACAAG